GGCGATTTTTTATTGCCATCACCATAGGTAGCCCATCGCAATGGCAATATACCTTACAGTGGATAATCAATAAAATATCACCACGAGAGGATAAAGAGGCTATCTATGTCCGACATCTACCAAATCACTCTAACCATCCAAACAGGCGAAACCTTCTGAGGCAAGATGGCTTGTAGCCAGCCTGAACTGGTTAACGGCTTTGTGCCGCTGGCGACCGAGACGGGAGAGTGGCTTTACTTTGCTCCTGCTGATGTGAAGCGAGTGGAGTTCACGCCAGTACCAGCAGAGGAAGACACCAATGGCGACGAGCAGACTGTCAGTTGAAATCAAAAGCAGGTGGTGGCTTCCCGTTTACATCAAGACGATGACACTGCTCTGCTTGATGATGCGGTGCGAGCCTGATTACCAAAAGGTGGGTAACTTCATCGTTAAGTATGGCATTAGCCAGAAGTTGAAGTATGAGCCTGTAAATAGATAACGGAGTAACGAATGAGCAAACCGGACTGGGAGGCCATCGAGACGGCGTACCGGGCCGGAGTGATGTCCCTCCGAGAAATAGCATCACAACACGGTATCAGTGAAGGCGCTATCCGTAAACGTGCCAAGCGTGACGACTGGTCGCGTGACCTGAATGCTAAGATTCAGCAAAAGGCTGATGATCTGGTACGCAAACGGGAGGTACGCAAACAGGTACGCAACGAAAGCACTTTGACCGAACGCGTACTGATAGAGGCGACTGCCGAGGTGATTGCCACGGTACGCATGGAGCACCGGGGAGATATCCGCCGGGCTCGCGAACTGACCAACATTCTATTCGATGAGTTGGCTGGAGAGTGTGGCGATGTGGTCGCGCTTGAGATGCTCGGTGACCTGATGCGATCTCCAGACGACAAGGGTATGGATAAGCTCAACGATCTGTACCACAAAATAATCAGCCTGCCTTCCCGCGTTAAATCCATGAAAGACCTGAGCGACAGCCTGAAGACGCTGATCGGCCTCGAACGTGAGGCGTACAGCATCGAGAATAAGGCTGAAACGAAAGAGGTTACGCATAACGTCATGCTGGTACCAACCAGTGACAGCGTGGATGACTGGGAAGCGGCAGCGAAGAAACAACAGGACGGGGTGCTCGGTGGATGAATTACAAAGCTGTATGGAAGCCTCTGCCTGGATCTCAGTCTCTGGCGCTGAGTTGCCCATGTAACGAAATTCTATTCGAAGGTACTCGCGGCCCGGGTAAAACCGCTGCGCAGTTAGCGAGGTTCAGGCGTAATGTCGGAGTGGGCTATGGCTCGTTCTGGCGCGGCGTCATCTTCGACACCGAATATAAGAACCTTGCCGACATCATCACTCAGTCGAAGCGTATGTTTCGCCTGTTCAACGACGGTGCACGCTATCTGTCATCTGCAAGCGAATTGCGATGGGTGTGGCCCACTGGCGAGGAGCTTCTCTTCCGCTTCGGCAAAGAGGCTGACGACTACTGGGATTTCCACGGGCAGGAATTTCCGTTTATCGACTTTAACGAGCTGACGAAACAACAGTCCCCAGAGTTCTACGAAATGATGTTCTCCTGCCGACGCTCATCGTTCAGGCCGGAGAACTACCCGCTGGATAATGGCAAGTTACTGAAGCCAATCCCGCTGGAGACTTTCAGCACGACCAACCCGTTTGGCATCGGGCATACCTGGGTGAAGAAGCGCTTCATTGAGCCAGCGCCGCGCGGAACCGTGCAGCGCGAACGGCAAATGGTGTTCAACCCTCAGACAGAACGAGAAGAGGAAATCACGCTGACCCGCGTGGCCATCCACGGATCGTTCAAAGAGAACCCGTACCTCGACCCGCAGTACATCGCGACGCTGATGGCAATTAAAGACCCTAACCGACGCAAGGCGTGGGTTGAGGGCTCCTGGGATGTGACCAGCGGCGGGCGATTCGACCACCTGTGGAATGAATCGCTGCACGTCATTAAGCCGTTCCACATACCGGACAGCTGGACAGTTGACCGCTCCCATGACTGGGGTGAGTCGAAGCCGTTCTCTAATCTGTGGTGGGCGCAGGCTGATGGCACTGCCGCCGAGCTGCCTGATGGTCGGCAGTTCTGCCCGCCGGCAGGGACGTCGGGTCGCTGATCCTGATTGGCGAATGGTATGGCTGCCCGCCTGATGAGCTGAACAAAGGCCTGAATATGTCATCCACTAACGTCGCGAAAGGCGTGGCGTGGATTGACAAGCGGCTGGTGGGCGAAGACGTCGACGAGCCGGAAGAAGTACAGGGCAAGGGTCAGATGCACATCTTGCCGGGAATATGCAGCAGCGTTATTCCGGGGCCGGCTGACGGCGCAATCTTCAATACTGGCGATAACGAGCTATCAATCGCACAGAAAATGGAAGCGCAGGGCGTTACCTGGCTGCCAGCCGATAAGAAGCCAGGATCACGCATCAATGGTGCATCGCTCTTTGCCGACATGCTTGAAGCAGTGGTCGAGGGTAAGAAAACTGAATCAGGCATGCCGGATAAGCCAGCATTTTACGTCATGGAGCATTGCAGAGGCTGGATCAGCCGCATACCAGTGCTTGTACGCGACGATAAAAAGCCTGATGACGTGGACACCACCCAGGAAGACCACGACTACGACGCTACGCGATACCGCGTGCTGCATTCGCCGAAGCAGGTCGGCGCAGTATTCTTCTAAGGAGCTCATCAGTGAGTGAACAACAAGGCGAGGTTTCATTCCTCGTTAATGCCCTTGCTGATGCTATCGGGCAGCAGCGCATGCTGTACGCAGGCCAGCCGGGAAACACCAAACGCACGAAGTTGTGGGATGAGTTCGGCTATCCAAACAGTCTCGAGTTCGACCGCTACTACCGGGCATACGAGCGCAACGCGGTGGCGTTTGCCGCAGTCCATAAGCTTCTTGATTCGTGCTGGGTTGATAACCCGACGATCATCGACGGCGACGAC